GACCCACCAGGGCCGCAACTCGACCAGGCCAACCTCAAGGCCAAGCGTCGCGGGGTGGAGCAGCCCGGTAGCTCGTCAGGCTCATAACCTGAAGGCCGCAGGTTCAAATCCTGCCCCCGCAACCAAAATATCCAGTAAGATCAAAGACTTCAAAGTCGAGCTAAACGCTCGGCTTTTGTCGTTCCAAATTCTTGTCAACACCTGGTCAACGTTTGCCGAGCCCCCCATCGACGGGCAACATGATCGCGCAGAACGCGCCAATCATGCCGCCGCCTTGCATGCCGGTTCAAGCCAGGTCCAGATCTCCGCAGTGACCTCCGCGAGCGGCCGCCCTTCGAGAGCCGTGCCCCCAGAGTAGGCCCGCCACTGCGTCATCTTCGCCGGGTCGGTCGAGAACTCCTCCGACAGACCGACAGGGCAGGCGGCTGGAACAATCGTATCGCGTCGAGCGAAGGTTCCTCGGATCGCGACCGTGAGGTCGCTCATGTCGATGTTGACGGACTTCGGCAAGGTCCACAGATCATAGAGATCCTTCATCCGGCTGTTTGCCACGCCCAGCGCCACCACGGCCTGGAACTTCTCGGCGATGACCGTTGCCGGTGAATAGGCGCGGATCGATGCGGCGGGGAAGTCGAGCAGGGAGCCGTACTCGATCTCGAATTGCGGATCGGCCAAGGCATCGCCGAAGCCGAGGTCCACGGTGATCGGTATGCGCGTGTTGCCCAAGCGGGCTTCGGTCCGGAGCCGCATCCCGCCATAGATCTGGTCTTCTCGAATGGCGACGGCCGTCAGGCTTTCGATGTCATAGACCAGCCCGTCATCGCCATCTATGGCGAGTATCTGAGAGAAGGCAGTCTTCAGTTCCGCCTCCTCGTCCGAGCCGAACGCCAGGAAGTCGATGTCCCGGGTAAAGCGGCCAGTGTCAGCCGTCCACAAGGTGACGAGCATGCCACCCTTCAGGACAAAGCGGTCGCGATATTCCGAGACCGATAGCCGGTACACCAGTCGTTCGAGGCCAAAGGCCACCAGCACCACGTCGAACAGCTGCCCTTCAGCACGGGCAAGGTTAAGCAGACGCTGACGCACGGAGGCCGCGATGTCCTTAGGTTGCTTAGGCATTTGACGTCAGGGCCTCCAGATAGGGGCGCATCTGGTTCCAAGCCCCGTTCTCGCGCGCGGTTGCAGCAAGCTGGCCCGCCGTAGCCTTCCTTGCGCCCAGCGCTGCCTTCATCGCCTCGATGGTGACGGATCGGTCCACCAGCTTCGGGTTACGAAATGCGTCGGCAATCGTCTTGGCTATGCAATAGACCCGAACCTCCGCCTCCCCGATCCGATAGACCTCGATGCCATTGGTCAGGTAGGGCTCACGGAAACGCACGATGCGGATGCGAGGGTATTCGATCTTCGGTGCCCAGTCCTTGGCGCCGATGGCGATCCACACCCGGCGTGGAAGTTGGTCGGTCAGCTGATGAAAGGACAGTGCCGACGTCAGGCAGATGACGGCCTTTGGCGCGAGCTTGGCGATCTCGATCAGCCCCGCATGAAGGTCTGGCTCGCTGCCTGGCAGCTGATACAGTCCCCGCCCGATCCGCACTACCACGCCATCTGCCACTGCCCTTGCGATGGTTGTTCCGCTCACGCCGATGGACGCCAGATCCCTTGAACGGGCTGGCGCATGAACTTCCATGTAGTCGATCATGCGGGCGCGCTGGCCCTGATCCGTCGCGAGCATGGTTACAAAACCTCGGACACAAGTGCATCCTGTCCTAGGTTTTGTAACATGCCGCTCGGCTTCTAGCAACCTGCGCAGATCCCCATTCTACGGCGTCATCATGATCAAACACCGCAGATTATGCGGAGATTAGCCCGCTATTCTCCGCACGACTGCTCCACAGGCGGATTTCGCCGTTCGATGACCCTTGGAACGGATGGACCACAGATCACGAGAAACGGCTGATCCGTCAAATGCGGGTGCGCGCGATCACCTCCGCGGCAGACGACGGATGGTAGGTCGATTCTGGGGCGCTGAACCCGGCGACAAGTTCTACCTGCAGCTGTGTAAAGGCCGGGGCCTCCTGGCTTGCCATGTCGCGCCGGATCAGGTCTTCAACATAGGCGCTGACGGATTGGTAGGGCCCTGCGTCGCTCACCATGAACGCCAGGAACGCGTGCAGCTCCTCGTCGATCTTCAACGTCATCATTCTGGGTCGTGTCGTCATCCGTCTCTCCCTCCTCGCTGTCAGCTTGAGCCTCGGCGACCGCTCGGCCGCAGTCCTCGCCCCGCCATCATTGGCATGTTCGCACTTGATCCCGCAACACGGCGTAGTCGCTAAGCATCCTCACGATCACGGCCCCTTCCGGCAGGGCTTTGACCTCGTCGGCGGCGTGCGCCTGATCTTCAGCCGTGTAGTCGACTACCGGCGGACATGGCGCGTGCGTCTCAGAACCGCCCATCGCGCAGCCGGTCAGCCAGAGCATCGCGATCAGGAGGGCGACGGGCGGCGGCGTCGAGCATCTGGCGTTGGATGGCATCGTTTCTCTCTCTGGCATCAAGCCGTTCGGCCGCGCGCCCAGCGCGTTCACCGGCACGGCGCAGGTTCAGAAGGAACAGCAGGATCGCTGCGGCGGCGAGGATCAGGCCCAGCGCCTTGCGCGCCGGGCCATGGGTGAGGAGCCAGCCGATCACCTTTGGCCTCGCTTCCAGTCGTCCAGTCGCGCATGGATGGTGACCGCGATGCCGATCAGCGCGATGGCGATCAGTACCCAGCGCAGCGTGTCGAGATAGGGCACCAGAGGCTGGATCGTGGACTGCGTCTCGGCAAGAACGTCCTGCAGCACTTCAACACCGGCAGCGCCGACGGTCGCGGCACCCGCCGCACCGCCACCGCGGAGGGTGCGACTTTCCGAAAGGACTTCGCGCGCAGGCGGCAGTTCCGGGGCGAAGGGCACGGGCCGCGCCGGGAAGGGATCGCCCCAGGACCGGGCAGGTCCGAGGTCGATGTGCATGAAGCCGGAGCGGGGGTAGTATCCGAACCCCAGGAAGCCCACCGCCCGCGCCGCCGCCTCGAAGGCTGCGGGATCGTGGTTGGCCATGGCGATGTCGAACGCCGTGCCCTGCATGTGCTTCGAGGCCGGGGCCCCGCCAACGGCGCGGTTGTGTTCCGGGCTGCGGTAGGCCGAGCGGATGATCAGCGGCTTGCCCAGCCGGTCGCGCAGGGCTTGCAGCTTGTCCATGGCTTCCGTGTTGATCTTGATCGCGCCGGTGCCGCGGCAAGCGATCTCGGCGGCCGAGAAGTTCGGCCAGCGCCATGTGTTGGTGGGCACATCGCGCCAGTGGGGGTAGGACAGGGTGGGCATGGTGGATCCTCCAGATGAAAAAACCCGCCTCTTGGGCGGGGAACATGGTCGTTGTGGTGTGGTCGCGAGGCGGTCAGTCGGATCGGCCGCGCTGGAAGGCGTCGAACAGCATGTCCCGCATGGATCGGATATCGGTCTCGATCCGGTCGAGGCGGTCGCCATCGGCCTTGCGATCCTCGCTGCGCTGCTTGTCGGCGCGGTCGCGTTCGGTGATGAGTTCGCGATCAAGCCGGTCCAGCAGGGCCTCGTTGGTAAACGCTTTGCGCGTGATCGCCGCGATCAGGGCCATGGTGCCACCGATCAGGGCGGTCAGCGCGGCGGTGATCCCGTGGTCCCGAAAGGCCCGCGCGACCTCCCCGGCAAGAGTGGTCTGGTCGTTCATGATGGTCCCTTTAGAAGTCGGTTTCGAGGTAGACCCCGGCGCAGTCGTAGGCGACGGCAGCGGCCGTCGCGCCGGTGTTCAGGAAGAGGCGCGGTGACAGGAATTGCGTCGCGGCGGGCAGGTCTGCGGTGATCTCCTGCTCGAAGATTGCACCGGAAACCTCGTCGACGACGCGCACCCAGACGGAGCTTCCGTTCGGCGGGGCGGCGATGAACAGGGTCAGCACGCCGCCCGTGGCGATGGCGAAACTCGTCCCCATATCGGTCAGGGTTGGTGCTCCGGTGCCGTCGTTGGCTACCAGCTGCCAACGGGTGTGGGTGCCGCGCTGGAATCCGATGCCGATGCAATTCACCACGGCGGCCAGCGTCAGGGTGGTGGCAAGCGCTGCGGTCGATCCGTAAAGGCCGAAGAACCCCATGCCGGTCGCCTGCAGCGTCGTCAGCGAAATCCGCGTCACGAAGGTCCAGCCGCCGAGACCCGCCGCGTTGCCGCGCCAGCAGGCCCAGCCTGCCGATCGCTGGTCGGCGACCGAGTCCACGACGGCCGCAGAGGTCAGGCGCCAGCGCCGCATCGAGGCGGCGAGGTTTGTTGCAGCCAGAGTGGGGTGCGAGACGGTGCCGACCGAGGTGATCGGCAGACCTTCACTGGTGATCGTCGTGCCGGTCGAAGGCGCCCAGTTCGCGATCCGGTTCACCCCGAAATGCGGCTGGAGCGGGAAGTGGCGGCCTGAGGGGCGTTCGACGTCGAGCCAGCCCATCCCCGCCCGGTCGCGGGCATAGAGCGCGAGCTTGCCCGCGGGCGGTGGCGAGGGGACGGAGTCGTGGGCGGGCAGGACCACCGGCTCGGCCAGTTCGACGCGGCCGCTGGTGCGGTCGATGCGCATCGCGTCGAAGAAGACAGAGCCATCCGGGCTGACCTTGAAGCTGAAATCGTCATTCCCGAGCAACCCGATCAGCGCGCGGGCCGAGAAGCCGGTCTTGAAGGCAAAGGCCGCGTCATTCCCGGCCGTAGCCTTGTTTACCGTCGCCTCGACGCCAGCGCCTGCGTTGTTCAGCAGAACTGCCGGGGTGTTCACCGACACCCGGTTGTAGCTGTCGGCTGTTGCCCCGCCGAGGCCCAAGAGCTGCGCCGTCAGGTTTGCCTGCGGCATGCCGACCTGAGTGACCGTATTAGCAAAGGTGACGGTCGGCGTGTTGATGACGGTTGTGCCGCCCGCGCCAGCCGTCGCAGAGCCGATGTTGATGACGGTGGTCGATCCGGAGGCGCCGCCGGTGCCGATGTTCACGGTCTTGGTCACGCCGGTCGTCGTGGCACCCGTGCCCATGCCATAGGTGGCGGTGGTCGTCGCCGTGCCGATGCTGGCGGAAGCAGCCGAAACGGTGACCGTGCCCGAGGCGGTCAGCGTCCCGGTGAAGGTCTTGTTACCGGTGAAGGTCTGGGTGCCCGCGAGGATCGCCAGTTCGGAGGATGTGTTCGGCAGGGTAAAGCTGCGCGTCGTTCCGGCGCTGATGCCTGCCAGCGAGAAGGTGGCCTTCTTCGTCGGGTCCGCATCGTTCACCAGGCTGAATACCGCGTCCGACACGTCGCGCGGTTCTCCGACCACCTCCCATATCGCACCGGTCCAGACGAGGAACAGGCCCTCGTCCGCGACCCAGACCAGCCAGCCGATGCGCGGCAGCAGCCGGATCCACGCGCCGTCGATCCAGAAGGCGATGTTCAGGTCCCATCCCGCCCAGAGGCCAGTAGCGCCCGAGGCCACCAGATGGCGGTTGCCGTCTGCCGGGCTTGCGGGAGGCGAGGTTCGCGTGCGGTCGAGGACCGAGAGCTGCACCATGGCGTCAAGCAGGCGCAGCGCCTCGTTGTGGGTGACATGCTTCTGCGCTTGGGCAGCCAGGAGGTAAGGCAGGCCCAGATGGGTCGTGGTGTCGGACATGGGGTTCCCGTCAGAACTGAAGGGTCACGGAGGCAGGCGTGCCTCGGCCGAGGCGGTTCGAAAGCTGGTAGATGCGGAGCGAGAGCGTCTGGCCGGGGCCGAGCGGCGCACCCCAATCGGCAGTCTGCTGGGCGGCGGTGTAGAGGACGGAGGCCGTGCTGCTGGCCAGCGTCCGCTTAATCGCAGCGCCGTCGAGGATCTGGACGTCGTAGCTTTCCTGGTCTTCTGCGATCGGCACCTCGACCTGCTCCCAGGCATCGGCCACGAGCGCGCGGGACCGGCGCGTCCAGCGGATCGTCAGATCGCCCGGGCTGCGGGCCGTGCGCCACGGCTGTTCGACGTGGACCGGCGCGAACGGGACAAGGCCGCGCCCGGTCGGGGTGAAGCCCAGCGCAGCATAGCTCGCGTCACCGACGGCGCGCGCGGCCGGACCCACCCGCCAGTTCCACGGCAGGCCAAGGTCGGCTTCGGCGATGGGTAGCGAGGCCAGCGTCGCATCTAGCACCACGGCGCGCGCCCCCGCGGGGGCCGGATTGCCCATCGCATGTTCCGTTCCGCGCTGGCCGCGCAACAGGCGGGTCAGGCGATACCGGCCTGGGGCGATCAGTTCGGCTTGGCCAGTCTGGACGATCTCCCATAGGCCAGCGGCGCTCTCGACCGCCAGCGCATTTGCCCCGCCGAACAGCGCGACGTCGGTCACGCTTTCCAGCTTTCCAGCCAGCAGATCGACGACCAGCGCGTTGCCCAGATCGAAGCGCGAGGTCGGACCCGGAAAGAAGTCGAAGGCCAGCGTGCCGACCCGCGCCCGACTGCCGAAGGTCGTGAGCAACGCGAACCCATCTGTCGAGGCGCTGCGGAACACCGCGATCTCACCCGGCCAGGGGCTGGCATGGGCGGCGATCAAGGGGCGATGGGCGGGTTGGTCCTCGCTGATCTGTGGAAGGTCCAGCATAACCACCTCCGGCGTGCCGAAGACGACGGGGCTGGCGAGCGATGCCGGGCGTGGATCGCCGGGCGGCAGATCGTAGGCGGCCCGGTCCTGGCGAAGCGCCTCGATCCCGCGTGCCTCGGCATCGGCGACGGAAACGAGGCGGAACTCGACTTCCCGACCGTCATGCGCGAGCCGGATCACGTCGGCCGGATCGAGGGAAAGGCGCGAGGGCGGCAGGCGGAAGGTGGCGCTCTCGCGACCGATCCACGCCTCCATCAGCGCACGGCGGCAGCGGCGTTCGGCCTCCTCGGGCGGGATTGCCATGGGGAAGGACTCGGAGGCGATGCGGGTGGTGTCGACTGTGATCCTTCGCGCTTCTACTAGCGCGGCATCATAGTCCTCATCCGCCCGCGCGACCTGCCACTTCAGCGCCTGCGGCAGTTCGGTCTCCTGACCGCGGATCAGTTCGAAGGCCTCGCCCTCACGACTGGCCACCAGATCATCCACCGTCAAGGTCACGCTCGATGCCCGCCCGCGCATGACGAAACGGATCACGCCCTCGGTCTCGATGGCGTCGAAGCCGAAATGCCGTGCCAGCGTGGAAATCGACGCGCGGGGGCTTTCCAGCGCGCCGATCACATAGCCCTCCACCGCGCCCCAGAGGCCGGAAACGTCGATCAACGCCTCATCAAGCCCAGCGCGAAGGCAGAGGTGGCGTACGAGCGCGGCCAGCGACACCGCGCCGAGCCGCCCTGTCAGCCAGTGACCGAGCCGCCAGTTGGGGCCATCGGTCCAGACGCCGGTCAGCTCGGGAAAGAACGGATACGGCCGCGCGTCCCAGGTCCAGGCGGCGCATTCGGGGACGTGGACCATCCGGCCGCCGTAGACGGATGAGGTCGGGTTGTTCGCGCCCTGACCCCACCAGAGATAACTGGCCTCCAGGTAAGCGCGCTGGATCGCGTCATCGCGCCAGCCTCGCGAGAAGTAGGGGGTGAAGCTCTCGGACGATTTCGGGTCAAAGAAGACGTTCGGCTGGTTCGTGCCCCGGTCGATGGAGGGGCACCCCAGTTCGGTGAACCAGACCGGCTTCGACTGCGGCACCCATGCCGTGGGCGTGCCGCTCTCCACCCCGCCTGGCCGGTTGAAATGCGGGTTCGACCACCAAGCGCGCAGATCCTTGTAGCGAAACACCCAAGGCTTGCCTGCGGCACCGTCCGTGATCGGGGTGCGGATCTGGGCCGACCTGTCGGCGGCGCTGGCATAGAACCAGTCGAAGCCCTCGCCGCCCGCGATGTTCGCTTGCAGGTAGCCGCGGTCATGGATGGCGGGCCAGCCTTGCAGGGCATCCGCATGGTCGAACCCATCGCGCCAGTCGGAGAGGGGCATGTAGTTGTCGATGCCGATGAAATCGATGTTGGCGTCAGACCAGAGCGGGTCGAGGTGGAAATAGACGTCCCCCGTGCCGTCCCCCGGCTGGTGACCGAAGTATTCCGACCAGTCGGAAGCATAGCCGACCTTTGTGCCCGGCCCGAGGATCGCCTTCACGTCGGCCGCCAGCGCCTTGAAGGCCGTCACTGCCGGATAGGCGCTGGCCCCCGACCGGATCGTGGTCAGCCCGCGCATCTCGGTCCCGATCAGGAAGGCATCGACACCGCCCGCCACAGCGCAGAGATGGGCGTAGTGCAGGATCATCCGGCGCAGGCCCCAGTTGCCCGAGGGGCCGATCCAGGTCACGTTGTCGCCCGAAACTGCGAACTGCGCCGGGGTGGCTGCGCCGAAGAAGCTGGAAACCTGCGTCGCTGCAGCGGTGGTCTTGTCGGCCGTCCCGGCAAAGCCTGCCGCCGGGGAACAGGTGATCCGGCCCCGCCAGGGGAAGGAAGGCTGGCCCGGCGTGGCGGCGTTGTTCGAATAGGGGTTCGGCAGGGTGTTGCCGGGCGGAACGTCCATCAACAGGAACGGATAGAACGTCACCCGCAGCCCGCGCGCCTTCATCTCGCGGATCGCCTGCACCACAGCGAAATCCGCAGGTGTGCCGCCATAGACGGGACGGTCTTCGGCATCGCGGCTGACGAGATGGGCACCCGAGCGAGAAACCCCGTTGACCGCCCACACCTTCGGGCTGGTGACCTTGGTCGAAACCTCCACGCCGGGCTTGATCGTGCAGTTGCCCGCGCGCAGATCGTTGCCGAACCAGGCGACGACCAGGCTGACGCTTTCGACGGCCGGGGCCATGGCCTGCAGACGGTCCAGCGCCACGACGATGTCGGCCTCATCGGGCAGCGCGTTCAGGTTCTCGGCGGAGGTCGTGCCGCCGGTGGTCTGGCCGAAGACCGTGGTCGTGGCGCCCACGGTCTTGCGAACAGCCTCGGTCGCATAGGTGAACTCGCCCGAGGCCGGGATCATGGTCACGGCCTTGACCAGCCCTTCGGCGGTGTCGGGATCCGCGAGCGGCCGGAAGACCTCGAAGGACAGTTGCGGCAGGCGGTTGCCGTAGGTCGAGAGCGGCAGTTCCTCGAAGACGACGTAGGCCGTGCCGCGGTAGGCGGGCGTATTGGCCGCGCCCATCTTCGCCGAAATGTACGGGTCCGCGGTCTGGGTCTCGTTCCCCGGATACCAGCGCCAGGTGATGCCGGTCATGTCGAGCGGCTTGCCATCGGCCCAGATGCGGCCGATGCCAGTGATCGGGCCTTCGCAAAGGGCGACCGCGAAGGACGCATAGTAGAGGTATTCGGTCGTCTGGACCTTGCCGCCGCCCCCGCCCTTGCCACCACCCTGTGTCGTGGTCTTCGTCTCCTCGCGGAAATCGGTCGCCCAGATGATGTTGCCGCCGATGCGCATGCGGCCGTAGAGGCGCGGGATGATCGCCCCTTCGGTGGCCGAAGTGATGCGCAGGCTGTCGAGGCGCTGACCCTCGATCTTCTGAGCCGGGGCCAGCGAGGAGACGATCCAGCTGTCCACCACCGAACCGATGGTCGATCCGATGAAGCCGCCGATGGCTGCGCCAGAGAAGCCGAGGATCGCGCCGCCAAAGGCCCCGCCGATGGCGGAACCGACAGCGCCGAGGACAAGCGTGGCCATGGCGGAAACTCAGCGTGCGGGAAACAGGAAGGCGAAGGCGATGCGGCGTCGCCATGCGGGCGTCAGCGGTTCCTCGATCACGCCGAGGCGTTCGTAGGCGTGAAGGAAGGTGTCGGCCCCGGTCAGGATCCCGACATGCTTGGCGATGGCGCGGGGCATCATGCGGAAGAGGACCAGCGCGCCGGGTGGGGCATCGGCGGGTGCGACTTCGTGCATCATCGCCCGCGCCCCATCTGCCAGCACCTCACTCGGCCCAGTCTCGCCCCAGTCCCGGCTGTAGGGCGGGATCGGGAACGGTTCCGGCCCGACCACCTCGCGCCAGACGCCCCGCGCGAGGCCGAGGCAATCGCAGCCGACCCCACGCAGGCTGGCCTGGTCGTGGTACGGCGTGCCCAGCCATGACCGCGCGGCGGCAATGACGTGGGTCGGATCGGACACTGTCGCTTCCTTCGATGATTCGTCCGAGTGATACCGGGAAGCATCACCGGGTTGTCGTCGCCTACTCAATGCACGCGAATTTGGCATCAAGAGTATCCCTTCGGTCTCGTGCGTGTTGAAGTGGTGAGCGGTATTTTCGCTGTTGAATGGTATCATTGACTAAAGATGATCCTATATTTTTGCCCCGTGTAGGATCATGTTTGCTGCATGACCTAGGAGGCTACCAAATGACCACGAAGATCCATCCCGCCGCGATCAAGTACTACCGAGACATGAATCGCTTGACGCAAGAGCAGCTTGCCGACGCGACCAAAGGCAAGAACCGAGTCAGTCTTCCGACGATCAAGCGGATAGAAAGTACCAAGGGAGCCTTCTATCGCGCCGAAGATCGCACTGCAGAAGGTTTGGCGAAGGCTCTCGGCGTCACGGTAGATGCCCTCTCGAAGCCGCCCACCAACGCAGCAGAGCGCGAGGCATCGCTCAAGAAGTTCGGCTATCGCCCGTTGCGGGCCATGCTTGATGCAGAGACAGCACTAGCCTTCAACATGGTCCAGCACATCTACGGCATTCCCGTTCATTCGCAAATTGTGATGGCGCCGCTGTTTGCGGCACTTCTGGCGGAAGGAAGCCTTGCCTGGCGCCGCGAACGTGTCGCTGAGATCGAGGAAGCTGCAGCAAGGCTTATGGCCCTCGGCGGTGGCCACTTCGCTTTCGCGAACTCTGCGTATCTGCGCGCTGAAGATGGTGCGTATCAGGAGAGGCAGTGCATTCAGAACCGCGATCTTTTTGGAAAAGAAGTCGCGGACGACGTGTATGACCTCGGGTATGACCCCTCTCAAAACAACCCCTTCGCGGATTTTATCAAGCACTTCGCGACGCAGGTTGGGGCAAAGACAATTTCATTTGACCGGGACTCTGGTTGGAAAACCAGTGAGGGCATGCCCGAATATCGGATCGGCTCGGAGTTAATCAGCGATCTTACGGGAGACGACCCTGATGCCGAGTACGCCCTGTTGCGAGGGCATGTGAAGCTCAAGGACATCCCGGCTAACCTGCTCGGAGATGAACATGCGGGCGAAAGGATTGCCTGGATCGTCAGCCGCATTCCGGCGGAGGAACTCGCCAAGCGCAAGTCCGAGATGGCCGAGCTTCTTGCGTTGGTCGGCGACCTGGACGTCGGAACCGTTACAGACGTGTCAGACAAGGGGGAGGATAGCGATGAGGCCTGACGTCCACTTCACCCATCACGCCGAAGCAAGGATGCGACAGCGCGGGTTCCGTAATGCCGACATCGGCCTTGTCCTCAGCGTCGCGACCCGTGTGGCGGACGATGCTTTCTTTTTGAGCGACAAAGATGCAACCCGCGAGATTGAGCGACGTCGGCGCGAAATCCAGCAGCTTGAACGTCTGCGCGGGACCAAGGTCATTGTTGAGGGCGAGAGCCTCGTGACGATCTATCACTACAACGGAAAGGGGCATTCTGCCGACGGCAGAAACCGCGGGAGAGTATCATGAACCACCTAAGCATTGCGAATGCGGTCGTTGTCTCCCTGCCCATGCCTTTCGTCGAAGCCATTCTGGCGGCGCGATCAGCGCTCGATGACGATGCGGCAATGGCTCTGCACAAAAGTCTTGAGATCGCGCGAAAGCTCGACCGGCATGTATCCGATCAACCGTCGCATTTGATCCCTCCGCCAGAGCGCGGGAAGTACGCCGCAGAGTTTATGGGGGTGCGTTTCGCAGCCGATACGCTTGCCGGTGTGTTTCGTCGGATCGTCGAAATGATGGCTGAAGTCGCGCCGGAAGCGTTGGCGTCGCTCTCTGAAATCCAAACTCCGGGACGGCGCTTTGTCGCGATGGAGCCGCGTCATATCCATCGTCGCAGCCCCCATTTGCCGGTGCTTCAGACCGATGCTGGATGGTGGATCAGCAAGAATATTAGCAAAGATCAACTGAAACTGGCACTTCGTAAGACCTGTGAGGTGTCCGGGTTAACCTTCGGCAAAGACATCAAGTTCCCGTTGCCGTAGGTCTGGCTCCAGACAAAGGGCAAAAGCTCGATGCCGATCCGACAGTTTCATCACAGCACCGCCCCCTCGTGTCCGCCATCCTTGGTGGCATAGCGCAGCACGGCATCCTGACCGGGGATATGCGGGAAGCCCCGGAAGTTCGCGACATTGGCGAACTTAATCCCGCAGGTCGCGAGGCGCTTGTCGCAACCGGCGCGGACCACGAAGGTATCCGTCGCCGTGATCGGGCGCACCGGGGCTTCGAGCAGGGTCAGGATGGCCACGCCGTCGACGAGGTCGTGCGACAGCACCTCGACCCGCCGCCCTGCATTCGCGCCGGTCGACCATTCGACCAGCCCGAAGGCGAACCAGCCCGTCGCTAAGGCGCCAAGGCCGCTGGCGGTGAAGGCCCGGTCGCGCAGCACATCGATGACCGCGCCGCTGCCCTTGAAGGCCAGGGCCTCGAGGTTCACGCCGCAGCGCGCATCGCCCAGCGCGGCGTCACAACTGGCCTGGAACGTCCGCCCCACCGTCTGGCCGAGGACATGGGCGAGGCTTCGCACCTCCGCCACGAAGGCCAACCGCCCGCGCCGGATCTGGCCGATGGCCCCGCGCCGCAGAAGCACACGCTGCGCCGGTGCCGACCAGTTCACGCGCCAGACCTCGACAACTGCGGCGTCCCAGCGGCCATCGAGGATGTCCGTCTCGGTGATCCGGTCCGACGACAGCACGCCTTGCGCGTCCTGCGCATCAACTGAGAGGTCGGAGCCGGATCGCACCTCGGAGGCCGTCAGCCCGCTTTCCGGTTCGAACTCGGTCCCGTCGAACGACAGCGTCCGGTCGTGATCGGTGAAGCCGAAGGCCACGCCATCGGCGCGGGTGATGCGCCAGCACCAGGCGAGCGTCGTGGTGCCGTCGTCGAGATGCGCCTGCAGCGCAGGGTTCAGGGATTTCATGTGCGGATTTCCACGAGGGGGATCGAGGTGATCGACCCGAGGCGTTCAAGGTCGAGGGTGACGTCGAGGACATCGGTGTCGAAGCGGACCGGGACGTCGAATTCGAAGCCTGCGGTGATGTTGACGCCAGCGGCCGGGGCGGTGGTGAAGGTGACGAGGCCGGTGGTCGTGGAAACCGACCAGCCGGAGGCCTGCGGCGTGCCGTTCAGGGCGATGGTGACCGTCCCGGCGACAGGCTTGGTGATGACCCGCGACCAGGACTGCGCGCCGGAGGTGTAGCGCTTGGTCAGCTGAAAGGTGTTCGTGCTGCCGTTGCCGGTGCCGATGGGTTGATCGGTTGAGGTCGGGGTCTGCGACGGCAAGCAGGATTTGAAATCGGCCCAGTCCTTGAACCTGAACCCATGCAGACGGCCGTTGCGGGCCTCGAAGAAAGCGACGACCGCCGCCAGATCGTCGGCGCGGCGGATGCCATAGGCCACGTCGTAGCGGCGGCGGCTGTTGGCCCAGCTCGCATTGCGTTCCTCGGCCCCGCTTGCCAGTTCGACGATCTGGGTGCGCCGCTCGGGGCCGCCGCGCGCGCCCCGGCTGATGTTGTCCGGAAACCTGACCTCGTGAAATGCCATAGCTGATCCTCACATGCCGCGCCGCCCGAGCGACACAGCGCGGGCGATGTCGCTGGCGACTTGCGTTCGGGACTGGCGGAAGCTCTCGGCGTCGCGGGCGTTGATCGTGACGTTGATGGTGGGCGCACCCGCCCGGCCGTACCCCGCCGCCTCCCGGCGCGAGAGCACACGCTCACCGCGTTGCAGGATCGCGGGCACCTCGTCGGGCCGCAGCCCAGCCCAACCGCCGTTATGCATGCGAGGGGCATGGGCGAAGGCCAGCGCCGGGACCATCCGGCCGGGACCGGGCGCGCCGACCATCCCGCCCGTGTGCAGGATGTTCGCGAAAATCCCGCCCGCACCGCCCAGCGCGCCGGAAAGGGCGTTCGCAATAGGACCGAGGATGAAGCGCCGGGCGGCGAGCTTGGCGAGGTCGGCGATCATCGAGGTGACCAGGTCGCGGAAGTCTAGCTTGCCGGTCTTCACGAAGTCGCCGATGGCGTCCTCGGCGCTCTGGAACGCGCCCACCAGCGCGCTGCCGATATCCCCGCCGATGTCGCGCGCCTTGGCGGCGTAGTCGGCCAAAGCAGCGGTGACCGCAGCCCAACCGGTGGCGGCTTGGTCGGCCCCGTCCGCCGCCGCAGCCCCAGCATCCCGCGCGGCGGCCCCGGCACCTCCGGCAGCTTCGGTGGTCTCACCCAGTTCGTTGTTCAGGGCATCGGCGGCGCCAGCCGCATCCGCCAGCGCGGTCTCGGCCTCGGTCCCCGTGCCGGTCACGGCATCCTTCAGCGCCTGCCAGCTGGCGAGCGGCCGACCGGCGGCATCGGCGAGCATCCCGGCCGCCTCGCGATAGCCGTCGGCCCGGGCGCGGGCATCGTCAGCCATGGCCCCGAGCCCGAGATCGGGTGGTTCCAGATAGGTCCGCGACAGCGCGGCCGAGAAGGCATCCGCGGCGGCGGCACCAGCAGCGGTCGCGGCTCCCTCAAACGGGTTGCCGATGCGGCCCAGTTCCACCGGATCGAGAATGCCGATCCGCACGCCACCTTCGCCGGAGGCCCATTCGGGCAGCAGCGCGAGGGCCGCGTTCAGGGTCTCGATGAAGCTGTTGATGCGGGTGACGACGCCGTTCAGCATCGCCTCGACGCCGGAGATCAGACCGTTCGCGGCCTGGAAGGCGAAGTCGCCGATGGCCCCGGGCAGACTGCCCCAGATTGCGACCGCAGCGTCATAGGCCCCCTGGAAGATTGCGGCCGTCCGGTCGCCGAAGCTGACGACGCCTGCGATGGTGCCTTCCAAGGCCGAAAGTCCTGCCGCTTTCAGGCTCTCCCATCCGGCCGCCATCCGCGCCAATGCCGCATCCAGCGACAGACCGATGCGCGACCAGACTTCGCGGGCCAGATCCCCGAGCAGCCGGAAGGCCTCGCCCACGCCACCGACCCGGGCGACCAGCTGCGAGAACTGATAGACCAGTTCGCCCGCGCCGACGATCAGCGCCCCGATGCCGGTGCGGATCAGAGCGCCGCGCAGGAACACGAGCGCCGTCGCGAGGCCGCGAACCGACAGAGCAGCCACCGCCATACCTGCGACCCAGCGGCCTGCCATGACAGCTGCGAAGGTCGCGGCATACGACGCCAGCCTTCCAAGGTTGCCGATCAGCGTGTCGATGGCCGACCGCAGAATGCCACCATCGGAGGCGAGTGCCACGAAGGCATTGGCAAGCGCCTCGATGGTCGGGGCCACGGCGACCGCGATGCGGTTCCGAAGGCCGTCGAAGACGAGGGATACGGTGCCCAGCGCCAGTTGCGTGCGGCGCAGGGCTTCGAGGGCATCACTGTCCAGAATCGCCCCGAGATCGAAGGCTTGGTCGCCAAGCCGCGCAATTTCGGCCCCGCCATTGCGCAGGAGGGGGATCAACCGTGTCGCGTCTGAGGCCATCGCCTCTAGATAGAAGGTCATCTCTTGCTGGCTGAGCCCGGCGCGCTCGAGGGTGTCGACATAGAGCTGCAGGGCTTCCGGCCCCGACAAACGCGCGAACTGGTCGGCCGTCACACCCACGCGCGGGGCCACGTTCTCGAAGAAATCCGCCATCGGCCCGCCGCCGGTCTGCAGGAAGTCGCCCACCCGGTCGTTCACGTCCTTCAGGATGTCGGCTAGCTTCTCCTGCTCGATGCCGACCGTCCGCGCCCCGGCCGACCAGCGTTGCAGCGCCTCGGGCGTCGCATCGGCAACCTGCGCAAACTGCCTGATCTCTGCGGCACTCTCGACCGTCGTGCGAACGATCAGCCCGAGCGAGGCCGTGGCAGCGGCCGCAGCGGCCCCGAGGGCAAGCCCCGCCCGGCGCGCAAAGGCGGCCAGCCGCGTGTTCGCCAGCTCCATCTCGCGCGACAGGCGGCCAAAGCCACGGGCCCCGGCCTCACCGACACCTTCCAGTTCGGCGCGCACGCGGCGTCCGCCCTCCGCGACGAGGCGGACGGAGACCTTCTTATCGGCCATGAGGAAAACCTTGATTCTGTGGTAAGTGCTTAGGGCGGAGGGCAGGACTTGGAGTCTCTGTTTCAGTTGCCAAAGGACTGACGATGATCGGCCAAAGCCAAAGCACGCAGCACGGCGATGAAGAACCCAAGCCCACCGATCAAGCGGGGCTCGGGTTGCCACTGCGTGGATTTGATGAGGGCGAGGAGGCACAGTCCCGTTCGCTTCCGGCAAAGCAGGACCTGAAGGGACTGGCGCGTGGGGCTGTACCAAACGGCTATCGGGATCGATCCGATCGAACCTGAATCATGCGCGCGGCGCGCCGGTTGGTCTCATGGCGTCAGATCGGGGTCATCGCCGTTGAACGCTCGGCCATCTGCTCGTTGAGTTTGCGCACCATCACCGCCTCGATCTCGGGCAGCAGTTCGGCGGCGATCAGGACATCGACGCCCAGCGCCTGTGCCAGCGTGAGGGCCGCGCCCATGTCCCACCCGATCACGGCGCCCGGCGCGATGCGCAGCTGACCGCCGAGGCGCTGGGTCAGGTCCCAGACCTGCCAGCCCTCGACTGTCAGCGGCCGGTTCAGCTTTGCGGGGCAGTCCGGGCAGGGCCCCGCGCAGGCCGCGCAGTAGCCGTCGCCCCCGCCGAAGGACCAGTCGGCGAGGGCGCGGAGGCGTTTTTTTCCTGATCCAGCATCAGGCCGCGGGCGACGTATTGCGCCTGGAAGGCCTCGAAGACCGGCCAGATTTCCAGAAGGGCGTCGATCCCGGCCGGGCTGACGGGCACGAGGTTGCCGTCATCGTCGCCGACCCCTTCCCAATCCAGAACGGCGCGACGGGCGACGGCCTTGGCCATCGCGAGGGCCATGTCCTCCTGGCTGGAGGTTTCTGACAGGCCGTCGATGGCGGGATCGGCGCGGGCGGAGACCATCAGCGCGGTGGTCAGTGGGGCCACCAGAACGCGCAGGCCGGGCAGCAGGTCCAGCCACTCGGGCCGGTTGGACAGGTTCAGGCGGATCATGGTTAGTATCCCGTGACGGTGTTGACGAGGACGGCGGTGCACATGCGGGCGGGGCTGGTGGCTTTGGCGGCCTGCCAGTCGAAGGTCGCCTGGATGCCTTGCGGCCCCGGGATCTCGATCCGCGGGACGGGCAGGTAGACGGCATGGGCGGTGAAGGTGAAGCTGGCATTGGCCCCGAGGCTGTAGGCGAACTCGAGCTCGCAGGGCGTGCCGTCGATGGCCTGGGTGACGAGGGCGCTATCCGCGAAGCGCACCTCGATCCGGCCGGTCAGTGCGGCCATGCCGGGATCGGCGCCCTCGATCTTGCCGTCGTTGCGGATGGTCTCGATCCGGTCGAGGCCGTTGGCATAGGTGATCTCGGCCGAGACGACGTTGCCCAGCGCCGTGCCGTTGCGCTTCACCACCCCGTTGAAATGGCCGAAGCGCTGAAGGCCGAGCGCGGTCGGCGTGCCTGCGGCGGTGGTGGCCGCAATCGCCTCGCCTTGCGCGATCAGGCGTGCGGTGGCCGTCAGCAAGCCCGATCGGCTCATCTGCCACGACAGCTGGTCCATCACGCAGCCCGCATACATCGCAAACCGCGGCACCTCGGGCATGGCCACCTCGATGGCCATGGAGGGCAGGGTCCAGTTCCCCGACTGGAAGGTGTGGGTCTTGGGCGTGGTGCCGGTCGTGGTCGGGGATCCGAAAGCGGCCTTCAGCCAGAAGCCGAAGGCCTCCACATCGATCGGCACCACCACCTCGCCATCGGCGGTGACGGCATCCTTGATGGGGGCGAGCGGATCGCGGCCATAGCCCAGCAGTTCGCTGTTCAGAAGCGGCTGTTCCGCGCCGAGAGTGGTGCGGGCGAAGGGCATCAGCCGATAGCCGCTGGCGGGCGGGGTGCCGTAAACTGTCTCGAACGCAAGCGCCATCTGCGCCCGCGCGCCGTGTGCGCGTGCCATGGGGGTCTCCTTGGATGTGGGGTGTCAGGCCAGTGGGCCGGTCGTGGTGTAGTGCAGGACGACGGTGATCACCGCCGCCTTCAGGGCCGCGGCCCCCTCGACGGGCAGGTCGACCGGGGCCGGGGCCTCCGGTTCGACCCAGTCGCAGAGGCCGCCCAGCGTCCGGTCGGTTTCCAGCGCCGTGCCGATGGCGGCGATCAGGTCGTCAAAGGCGCTGGCCCGGCCAGTGCCCGCCTGGACGACGACTTCCAGCTCGGCCCGGTGCTGGTAGTGATAGCGCAGCGGCGACAGCGTCACCTCCGGCTCGCCCGGCTGGCCATCGCGCAGGATGATCAGCCCGGCCGAGGGGATCCGCTCCGGCAGCACCTCATCACGCAGGGTGAGGGCGGCAAGCGACTGCAGCCGCGCGTGCAGCGCGGCGAGGACGGTTTCGCGGATGGTGGGCATTCTTTCTCACATGTGTCCGCACCCTGTTGACGGGCGTGGGTGCATCGGGTAGTTTCACAGGTGTTCGCACCTTGTGGAGATTCGCGATGGTTTCCGAAAATACGACCCGGGTTTCATTCCGCCTGAAAACCGACATTCACGATCTGATCCAGAAGCTGTCGGCCGATGCAGGCATCGATCCATCTGCGTTCATGCAGCGTGCCCTTGAGAGAGCGGTCTATCCACACCTTTCCGCGGAGCGGCAAAAGGAATTGGACGATACTGAAGCGCTCTATTCGGCAGCACAGCAGAAGGCCCGTGAGGTTGTCAATTCCGGCCGGTTCGATGAACACTTCACGCTGACCGTATTCGGCGAGTTGATGGCTGATCCGACGTCTAGAGCACTTTATGAGGAGATCATTGGTGCTCCCGCCTTGACCGATGGGGCGCCCAAGAAGACGCCTCTGAACATGTATCTCGGCTGGTACATCAAGAATGCCATCGACGCGGAACCGTTGCTGGACGACACCGGGAAGCCACGTCGCGCGTTCGTCAAGGACCAGCCCATCAAGAGCTATACGCTCTTGAAGTTGGGGACTTCCGCCTCGTCACGCATTGCGCGGAGTTGACCCATGGCCGACCACAAGAAAGTCCTCGCATCGATTGCTGTTGCCACCGATCCGGCAAAACTTCGGACCCTGCGCGAAAACGCACAGCGGCTGGGCGTCCCAGAGGTCGAAGAGGCGGCATTCAGGCGGTTGGTCGAAATCCTGCCCGAAGAGGCACCCGGCAGCATCGAGCATGACTTCTGGAAGACGATCCACGCCTTCGAAGAAATCCTGCGAGATGAACGCGGCAAGACAGTCAGGCTTTCGCGCACCCGACAGAAGATCGACCGGGTGGGTGTAATGCAGACGTTGATCGATTTTGCGGTCAGCAAGGCACCAACGGACGGTTTCAACATGCTGATCGAGCGAGGATTGCCGGAGCTAACCGGAGAAGCGCTTGTTCTCAAGCATGCCAGCCACTTCGAACCTGCGGTGTTGGAAGCAGCGAGGTCCAGATTGGAAGGAGCCGGGGTTGATACATCGAGGCTGTGGACCCAAAGCTGAAGCCTTGGCCATCGACGGGACTTAGAGTCTTTCCCACCCCGCGACGATCCGCCCCGGCACGCCGTCGATGGCCCGCTCGGCATCCCGCGCCAGATCCAGCCGCTTGCGCAGCTTGACCTGCGGCACGAGGAGGAAGATCGGCACGGTGGTCAGTCCTCGGCCCGTCTTCGCGCGGGAGGCCACGGCGCGCCCCTTGCTGTTCAGCCGTCCCTCGGCCACCAGCAGGCTGGGTCCCCGGCGCCGGTAGATGAACCGCAGGTGCAGCCCCGTGCGGCGTTCCCATTCGCCGGGGGTGATCCGCCCGCCGCGAGTGGATTGTCCAGCGGCCGGGGTGGGGATGGCGAGCCAGAAGTTATCCGTCTTGGTCAAGGAGCCGCGTCGGCCCATTTTCGGTCATCTCGGATCAGTGCGTTGGCAAGGATTAGGAGCTTGCGCATCACCGCCGTGATGGCGAGTTTGGCTGGCTTTCCCGCGCTGCAGAGCCGCTGGTAGATCTGGCCGAGCTGCTGGTTGTGCCGGATGGCGACCAGCGCCGGCATGTAGAGTGCCTTGCGCAGTCCGCGTCGACCGCCGCCGATGCGCGACCTCCCTTTCCATACGCCTGACTCGCGGGTGATCGGGGCGAGCCCGGCGAGGCTGGCGGCCTCCTTGCCGTCCAAGGTGCCCAGTTCGGGCATTTCGACGATCATCGCGACAGCCGCGACAGGGCCGATTCCAGGAACCGACATCAGGATCCCGAAACGATGCGCGAGCCCGGGATCGTTCGTGACGAGGCGCTGCAGCTCGGTGTCGATCTGCGCGATCTGGCTTTCGACCTGCTTCAGACGCGCGCGGAGCTGGGCCAGGACAACCTTGTTGCGCGCGCCATGCAGTCGGTTGCGGCATGCCGTGCGATCCTTGACCAGACCGATGCGGGCGATGTGCAACTCCCTGATTTCATGCATGCTGTCGGTGCGAACAGGTTTGGCATCGAGATCGAGCACCGCCCCCATCCGTGCGAGCATGGCAGCATCGACGCGGTCGGTTTTGGCACCATACCCCGCAGCCTGGGCAAACCTGCGCGCGCGACCGGGGTTCACCTTGACCAGTGCATGGCCCGCGGTGTCCAGAACCCCCTCCATGTCGCGATGGTAGCGCCCGGTCGACTCGTAGACGACACGGACGCGAGTCTTGCCGATCCAGCGGCGCAGGGCTGCCAGCCCTGCCTTGTCATTGCCGAACCGGATGTGTTTGCCGTCGGAAAGACGGTGGATGTCGAGTGTGTCTTTGGAAATGTCGACGCCGATGGTATCGTGCATTGCCTTTCGTTTCCTGTGCTTGTCGTACGGGGCAATGCCGTGGCATCCCCCACCTATCCGTTCAGGACATGCGAAAGGCGGGGGCGATCCAACTTCTGACCGGTCCTTGGGAACCTCCATCCTTTCGACCCGTCCCCCGCCGCTCTCCGGCATGTATGAGGTGCCGGAGAGCGGCTCCCGTATCGCACAGGAGCCGGGACGATTCTTAAGACAACCCATCCTTGGACCGGATCAGCGGCCCTGTGTCATGCGCGCCGACGATTACCGGCGCGTTCGACCAGACCAGCGCCGCGGCGTTCAGGCTTTCGCCTCCCTTGGGGTAGGTCGAAAGCCGGATCGAGTTGCCGAGCCGGGCGCCCAGTCCCGCGCCGGTGATCTGGCCGCGCCAGGCGGATTTGAGGCCCGCGCCCGCCTCGCGCATGGCGGTGGTGACGGCCTTCTCGCCCGCGGCGATTTCCGCGTGCATCATCGCGACGAGGTCGGGGCTGATTTCCAGCTTCAGCTTCATGCTGGCCTCAGATCGAGGGTCCAGATCAGCCGTTCCCGGTCGCGCAGCGGTTCCCCCTGGATGACATGACTGTCCGCGCCGATGACGATCACATCGCCCGGGCGCGGGGCGGGCAGGTCGGCGACGCGCACATCCACCACCACCGTGTCACTGACGAACCGGCCCGGGCCGAAGTCGGTGACGCGATCCGGGGCGCGGCGGATGATGCGGATGGGGCGTTCCTCGGAGGTGGTGGCCGAGATCCAGAGGGCAGGGGCCGCCATGGAGGCATTGGTGAAGATGCGGTCCATGGCGGCGGCGAAGAAGGACATGGCCAGCGTCCGTCAGTTCGAGCTGTGGATCCGGACGGCCAGCCGGGGCCGCTTGTTGACTGGCAGGATCGAGGCCTCGGTCATGACGTCGATCCAGCGGCCCTTCTCGTCGAGATGCTGGCGGGCGTAGAGGGGCAGGCCGATGGTGTTGGCGGTTTCCAGCAGGTTCGCCGGGCCGCCATAGGTGGTGAAGGTGTCCATCGTCCCGAGCGGGAAGGCGATGCCCTCGTTCGCCGGGACCAACCGTTCGGTGGCCTTGGTCGAGAGGGTGACGGTGCCGGAATACTCTTCGAAGAGGATCCCGGCGAAGGGGAAGTTGCGGCGGACATCTTCGCGCAGGGGCTGGGCGCCGGTCGAGGCGTAGAACTTGTAGGCTTCCTCGGTCTTCGGATGCGCGATCAGCTTGTCGAAGAACTCGCGGCTGACCAGCGCATGGACCGACGTCATCGCCTCGCCGAGGAGGTTGTCCTCGATGGCGCGCAGCACTTCGCGCACCTTGCCCTGCACGTTCGTGCCCGCAGTGCCGAGGACGAAGTCGACCGAGATCTGCGCCAGGCCGAATTCGGTGAAGTAGTTGTAGAGGGTGGTGCCCGCACCGTCCTTCACGATCCCGCGCAGGGCATTCATCTCCATGTATTCGCGGGTCTGCGCGTGCTTGCGGCGCATGAGGAGCAGCTTGCGGTTCATCACCTCGACCAGCGGATCGGCCGCGTCGAAGGCGCCGCCCAGCGCGGGTTGGCCCTGGATGTCGGCGGGGAGGACCACGTCATCATGTGGGATCCACGGCAGGGCAAACGACCGCATGGAGCGGCCCTCGCGGGTGCCGACGGTGGCGGGGCCGCCGAGGGGAACGGAGGGCAGGAGGCTGAGGACGCCTTCGTATTGTTCGATGATGACCGAGCGCTGGCTGACGCCTTCAAAGCGGAAGAGGCCGATCTGGGCGAGGCGGGTGTAGAGGTTGGGCAGGATGTTGATGGCCTGCGTCATCTCGGCCAGCGAATAGCCGCCAGCGTCGAAGGGATTGCGGACGATAGTCATGGTGGGGCTCCGGGAGATTGAGGGGAGGGGCGTGGCTGGCTGGTCAGCGTCAGACGCCGTCGCGGGCGATGATCCCGACGGCGGCCAGCTGGGTGATCTTGGCGGCGATCTTGGCCGCGTCGTTGACTGTCGCCTCGTAGGCGAGGGCGGCGCGCGAGACGATGGCGGGGCCGCGGACCAGCACGATGCCGATGGCATCGGCCAGCGTCGCGTCAACGGCATAGAGCAGGACGGCCGTGGCGACCTGCGAGCCGTCGGCTCCGGTCGCGGGCGACAGGGTAAACTTGCCGCTGGCCGTGATTTTCCCGAGCACCGAGCCGACGGGATAGGGCATGCCCGCGAGCAGCGTCACCACCTCGCGGGTGTAGTTCGGGTTGACCTCATATTTGAGGACGTCGCCCATGCTGGGCGGTTCCGTCAGGACGGGCATGGTTCAGTCTCCAGGATGTTGGGGGATGGGATGCGCCGGGATCAGCGCGAGGCGGCGGCCGATTTCTTCGCGGCCGCGACGATGGGGCTTTCCTTCGCGCCCGTCGCCGGGGCGGTAGCGATGATGCCCGCGGCATCGCTACGCGCGGCAAGATCGGCCAGGACCTTGGCGCGCAGGGCCTCGGGTTTCACGCCCTTGGCGACCGCATCGGCGGCATCAATCTGGATGCCAAGGCGCGCCGCCTGCGCGCAGACCTGCGCGACCTCGGCCGCCTCGGCGCGGATGGCTTCGGGCGACATCGCGGCCGCCACGGTCTGCGGCGGTGCGACTGCCGCGGCCGGGGTCGGTTCCGGCGGGGTGACGGCGGCGGACGCGGCCGAAGGCTGCGCATGATCTTCGGGGGCAGTGGTCATCATCGGGCCCTTTCCTCTGGGGGTGGTTGTGCCGCGGGGTGCGGCGGCGAAAGCGCGGAAGGCGGTGACGGGATCGGCCACCTCATCGGCGAGACCGGCGAAGACAGCCGCTTCGCCGCGGAAGACGGCGGCCTCGGTGCCCAGCGCGCGTAGGGTGTCGAGGCGGCGGCCGCGCCCTTCGGCGACGGTCTCGGCGAAGAGCTGGCGGAGGTCTTCCAACTCGCCCGCGATCCGGGCGCGGACGGCCTCGGGCAGGGGCTGGTAAGGGTTCGCATCGACCTTGCGCGCGCCAGCGTGGATCAGCGTGACGGCGATGCCCTTCTGGTCGAGCGCCCCGCTCATGTCGCTGTGCATGGCCACGACGCCGATGCTGCCGACGGCCCCGGTGCGCGGCAGGATGATCCGGTCGGCTTGCGAGGCCAGCGCATAGGCGGCCGAGAGGGCGTGATCGGCGACGAAGGCATGGACCGGCTTGACCTGACGCGCGGCGCGGATGCGATCCGCCAGATCGAAGGCCCCCGCGACTTCGCCGCCAAAGCTGTCGATGTCGAGGGCGACGCCGCGGATCGCAGGATCGGAAATCGCGGCCTGAAGCTGCGCCGCGATCCCCTCATAGGAGGTCAGACCGGAGGATTGTCCGATCCACGCGCCGCGGTGCACCAGCGTGCCCGCGATCTCGATCACGGCGATCCCCTCGACGACCGCGAAGGGCAGGCTCCCGTTCCGCGCCTGGCGCTTAGTCAGATCATCACCGAACAAAGACGCCCGGGCGGGGAGGGTGGCTGCATCCCTATCTTCGGCCGCGATTTCCAAACCCTCGACAGTGATTTCCCTACCGGTGATCCGGGGGCCAAGCCCGGTCAGGAAGGCCAGCGCCTTGGCGGGATCGACCATCAGCGGCGTGTTGAAGACGCGCTGGGCGATCTGGGTGTGGTGAATCATGCGTCCTCCGCGGGCCGGGGTTCCCGGTCCTCGCCCTCGCCATTCGCTCGCTGGTCCTGCTTGTCAGAGTCCGTTTCGCCGACCTGATCCTCGCTGCTGACACCGGCCGCCTGCGCGGGCGAACCCGGCCGCCGGAAGTCCAGTCCCAACTCCGCCTCGCGTTTCCGTTCGGCCGCGATTTCGCGGTCGACCTGCTCGGCGTCGTAGCCGCGCTCCGCGATGGCCTGCGTGCGGGATTTCAGGCCCGCCTCAATCTGCAGGATTTCCGCCGAGGCATCCTTGGCCGGGTCGATCCAGTCCCACTTCGTGGGGAGCCAGTCGCAGGCGAGGTACGCGCGCCGGTCAGTGGCATAGCCGGGTAGATCGATGGCGCCCGCCAGCATGGCCATGTCCATCCAGCGCGTCCAGACGGGGCGGCAGAGCTGGTAGACCATCACCGAATGCTGGAAGGCCGAGATGCGGCGGCGGAAGTCCACGAGCGCGATCCGGGTGTTGGAGAAGTTCCCCTTCGCCGTATCGCCGGTCAGATAGCCATAGGGCACGCCCAGCGCCGCGCCGATCTGCAGGAGCGTCCGGTACTGGAAGGGTTCGTAGGTCGATCCGGAATCGGGCGTAGATGGCGTGGTGACGTCTTCGCCCGGGTCGAGCCGCACCACCTGGCCCGGTTCCACCTCCAGATCGTCCTCGGCCGGATCGAGGGCGGTTTCCGGCGCGGGCGAGGTGATGAACATCGCAAACATCGCCGCGGTCTTCTTCCGCTCCAGTTCGGCGTCGTCGTAGAGGTCGAGGGTGAAGAGTTTCACCACCGCTGCGGCAAAGCGCGACACGCCGCGCAACTGGCCCGCCTCCACCGGGTCGAGGATGTGGATGACCTCTGACGCGGGCACGCGCACCGTTTCGCCCGCAAGCCCCGGATCGGTACTGTCGCCCGGGTGGCGGCGCAGGAAGTGATAGGCCACGCGGCGTCCGATCCCGTCGAATTCGATGCCTTGCCGGATCGATCCGGCACCCGGAAGGACGCGGGTCATGTCCTGGGGCAGCATTTCCGAGGGGAGCATCTGCAGCTGCATCGGCACGGTCAGACCGTCTTCCGGCCGCCTGGCGCGGATGCGCAGGAAGACCTCGCCAGCAAGGAACACTTCTCGCGCCGCCCTGCGCTGCAGGCCGAAGAAGTCGGTCAGCCCCTCGGCATCGGCCTCGTCGGTCCAGGCGAGCCAGAGCTTCTGCAGCTCCTCCTTCTTCACCGCGTCCGCGATCTTGGAGGAAGGCTTGATGCCGTCGCCGACGACATGGTTCGCGAAGGCATCGACGGCGTTCGCGGCATAGCCGTTGTTCCGGACCAGCCAGCGCGCGCGGGCCGTGATGGTCTCGCCGGAGGCGGCGATCAGCGTGTTCACGTGGGCGCGGGTGGCGCGGAACCCGCGCATGCGGCGATGGGATTGCGCGGCGTCAAATCCGCCGATGATGGACCCAAGCCGTGCGCGGAAGGCGTCGAAGACCATCGGTCACAGACCCTTCGTGGCGACGGTGCCCCAGCGGCGACGACGGGGTGTAGCCGAGGCGATCACGATCCGTCCTTCCAGATCCCGGATCGCCGTGGCCAGTTCGGCATCCGAGCCATAGGTCACGGTCTTGCCGTCATAGCTGACGCTGCGCAGCCCGGCGAAGCGGGCCTCCTGCAGTGCCGTGAGCAGGGCCTGCATGCGCTCCAGTTCCATCAGTCCCTCATGAAGTTCGGGGTGTAGACCCGCCGCTTCCGGCGCGGCGTGGTCAGGGTTCCGGCCTTGGGCTGGGCCGGGTCTTGTGTGGTTTCGGCCGCCACGGCCACCGGCAGACGTGTTTCCACGCTTGCCTGCGCCTCGAGCCGCCGCCAGGTCGCCTCGTCCCAGCGGTCGGCGCCGAGGATCCAGGCGGCGGCGCGGGCATAGACCCGGCAGTCCAGCGCCTCGTTCCGCTCGCGCATCTTTTGCCATTCCTGATGGGCATAGCCGCGCTTGTTGCGGATGGTGACCAGCTGCTCGGCCACCAGCTGTTTTAGCCATTCGGTATCGGCCCAGCCGGGCAGGTGGATCGTGCCGGGCGCGTCCAGCACGCCCAGCGCTCGGTCTTCGTCCGAGGGGCGTTCGACCCGCAGGAACCGGTAGGTCTCCGCCTTGAACGTCGCCGTGGCCACAGACCAGAGCCGCGCGCCGCGGCGCAGGCGTTTCCCGCCGATGGTGGCATCGACATAGGTCGGGCCAGAAACCGGGGTTGCCCGATTGAAGCCTTCCAGGCCTTTAAGGGGTGCGACCTGTTCGAACCCGACCTTGCGCGACCAGGCATAGACCGCCGCGGCCTCGTAACCGGTGTCGATGCCGAGCCGTGCCACGGTCATGAAGGCGCCGTTTGCGTGCTGCCAGCTGCGCCCGAGCAAGGCGGTCAGCTTGTCCCAGGCTGCCGGATCGTCGGGGCCGCCCGGGATCACGATGTGATCAACCAGCCAGGACTCGAGGCCGCGGCCCCAGGCCCAGATGTCGACCTCGATCCGATCCTTCTGCACGTCGGCCCCGGCCGTCAGGAACAGCCCGGCCGCGGGCACGCTGCCCGGCTTCCAGGCCTCGCGCCGATCTGCCAGCCGCTGCCATTCCGGCGCGTCGCCGCTTTCAACCCATGTCTCGCCCAGAAGCGTGTTGCGCGCCGCGCGCAGCGTCTCGTCCGAGCCTTGGGCCGCCAGCCACTCCCGCGCGATGTCGGACCAGCTTTTCCACCCAAGCGGCGAGTAAAGCGCCGACAGGTGAAAGCCGATGGCCTTCGGATCCTTGGAAACCGCCGTCGCCCGCCATTCGCCGCGGGCGAGCATCTCGGTCTTGTGGTGTTCGGCGATGGGGCGTTCGCAACCCTCGCAGTGATATGCGGCGGTTTCCGGCTTTCCCTTCGCCCAGCGCAGGCGGTCGAATTGCAGCCATTGCATGGTGCCGCAGTGCGGGCAGGGCACGAAGTAACGCCGCTGGTCCGATGCCTCGAACTCGCGCTCGATGCGCGACAGCCCCCGGATCGTCGGGGTCGAGACCATGAACACCTTGCGCCGGTGCGAGAAGGTCGTGGTCCGCGCCTCGGCAAGCGTAACCGGATCGCCTTCCTCGTCGGCTGAGGCCGGATAGGCGTCGACCTCGTCCAGAAACACATAGCGCGCGGGCATCGACCGCAGGCCGGTGGCGCTGTTGGCTCCGGTCAGCACCAGGATGCCGCCGGGGAATTCCTTCGACAGCATCGAATTCCCGGCATCGCGCGACCGGGCCGGGTTCACCCGCTCGCGCAGCGCCGGGCTGTCCGCGATCAAAGGATCAAGGCGGCCGCGCGAGGTGCGTTTCGCCAGTTCGAGGCTCGGCAGCACTGCCAGCATCGGCCCCGGCGCATGATGGATGACGAAGCCGATCCAGTTGTTCCCGGCCTCGGTCGCGCCAACCTGCGCCGCCTTCATGAAGGTGATGCGCTGCGCCGGATGGCCGGGCGAGAGCGCATCCATGATCTCGCGCAGATAAGGGGCCCGGGCGGTGCGATAGCGCCCCGGTTCGGCCGCGCCCCGCGACGACAGCCATCGATGCTGATCCGCCCATTCCGACACCGTCAGGTTCGGATCGGGGCGCAGGCCCTGTCGCCAGACCCGCAAAAGGTCCTCGGCGCCGTCGAAACCGAGGTCGAGACCCGCGGTCAGACCGTTGTCGTCCTCCTCATCATGCAAGCGAGACCCGGAGGTCGGCGAGGGCGTCGAGCTGTTCGCGGACATGGGCTTCCAGCACCCTCTGCATGATCGCGGTCTCGATCGTCACCGATGCCCCGGATTGCCGTTCCACCTCCGCCATGATCTGCGCCGCCATCAGCGCGGCCACCCGTCCGGGCCAGGTCACCCAGACATCCCGTTCCTGCCGCGCCAGGCGGAACACCAGCGTTTCCGCCCGCGCACGGTCGACCAGCGTGCCCTTCTTCTTCTGGACGGCCAGCTGGCGCTCCTGCGCCGCGTAAACCGTCAGCGCCGTGCGCGCCTTGATGTAGGACGTCGTATCGCCGGGGCCGCTGGCAAGCCCGTCACCACCAAGACTGCGGCGCTGCTGGTCTGGGTCCGTCATCTCCGCACGTCGCACATCCGAGGCCGCGGCGTTGATCGACCCGTCGTCATGGACCACCAGCCGCCCGTTCTTGCGCGCCTTCTGCACCCCGCCGCGGGACAGGCCGGAATGCGCCGCGTACTCGCGTTCGCTCATTCCCTTCATGGTGCTGTGAAGCCTATCAAGGTATTGAAAATGAACAGAAAAAGAAAGTCATTCCCGTTGATTGTCTCTCCCTTCAGAGCGATTCTGCTCCCATCAACAGGCCGCATTGCGCCGACCCCAGGAGGGCTTCACCATGACCACGACCACCATCCGCATCGACTATTCCACCCTTCCCGAGGGCTTCGATCTGAGCCGCCCGGACGCCATCGCCGAAGTCATCGAGCAGGCGCTGCGCGAGAGCGGGATCCCGGCCGAGGCCTCCGACGTCCTGTCGCACCTGAAGATCGAACTGCCGACCGCCCAGCTGGGTGCCGCCAGCCGCACGCTGGCCGAGATGCGGCTGATCTGACGGATGCGATCAGAACGCACTGATATTGCTCCGATTTGCCTACGATCATCCGCCCGACAGAGCGATGGTGTTGGCACCAGAACGATGCAACTCACCGAAGGATGCCCCGCCATGACGACCCGCCGCGCCAACGACAACTCCAAAGCCCTCGACGCCTTCATCGCAGCCAAGGCCGAGGTCGACACCATGCTGGAGCGCCTGAAGGCCCTCAGCGACGACCACTTCGAGACCCACCCCGACGAGATCCATTGGGGGCACGTCGGGACGCTGAAGCACTACGCGGGCCTGCTGCGCCAGATCACCGACAGCGCCTTCAAGGAAGGCGAACACGCCGCCTGAAGCACGGACATTTCGACACGTCAGCCTGCGCCCCGCATGCACTGCGGGGTCGGGGTCGTGGAAGGGCAGCGATCATCGCGGCCCGAGACCGGAGACGACCCCATGACTTTGCGCCCATCCTCCCCCTGCCTTGTCCTGATCGACCGCGACGGTACCCTTGGCTGGCTTGGCCAGTTCCCGGATGCCATCACCGCGCGCGCGGCGATGGAGCACTGGCTCGCCGAACCCGACCGCGAGGACGAGGACGCGGCCTTCATTCTTCCCGTCATCGGCTTCGGGCGGCCGGACCTGCTGGTCCGCACCGCTGCTGACGAGGGAGAGGCCAAATGACCACCCCGTCCGACACCCAGTCCCTGATCCTGTCCCGCGCCGCGACCCGGCCGGGGAACCTCGCCCTGCCGCTGCCCGAGGGGTTGGTCGGCGCCGCCGCCAAGATGGTGGTCGGCAAGATGGTGGCCCGCGGATGGCTTGAAGAGGTCGAGGCGAACCTGCGGCGCGGCGAGCCGATGTGGCGCGAGACTGGCGATGGCCACGGCACCACGCTGATCGCCACTGAGGCCGGGCTGGAGGCCATCGGGATCGAGCCGGTGGTGGCCAGCGCCGTCGCCAGCGCGCGGAGGGCGAGGCCGAAACCAGCGCAAGCGTCCGAAGACAACGGCACCGCGAAACCCGTCGCCATCCGCCCCGGCACGAAGCAGGCGCAGATCATTGCCATGCTCCAGCGCCCCGAGGGCGCGACGGTCGCCGAGATGGTCGAGGCCACCGGATGGTTGGCACATTATGCCGATGCCCGGATTATGCCGATGTAGGCCTGTAAGTCGTTGTTTCCGGCGGGGACCGCTGTGTCGGGGTCGGCATAATCAGAGGGCTTCGAGGAAGGCGAGGAGTCTGTCTGTTGGCCGG